CAGACCCCCACCCCTGTACTAGACAAACAGAATTACTCACGCGCACGCACGTATAGAGGTCACGCGCGCACGATTAGTAATATAGGGGTGAAAAACTGAGCAAATGTGCTGTCAGTTTTTCCAATAGTAAACAAGGCGATGGCATAACGCGGAGGGTTATGCAGATAACGATGTATGCTTTGCGAATAGTCCGCTCGATGTGGTCGCTAGCGCTATGCACTTCGCTTACGCTCAGCTTAAGGCCGCTCGTCGCGGCCTGTTTTCGCTACCACTTCGCTGCATCACCTCACTTCGTTCGGTTCTTCGCTCGTGCTAACGCTCAAACAAAGGGTGTATAAGGGCGTTCGTTCCTCACGCTATGCGCTCATAAATTTCGCGCGTGTGTCTTACGCGCCGTTCGTCACGGCGCGCGCTCGTTGCAGAGTTAATGGTAAATGTTAATAAGTATTTACAAATGGTTCGATATTTATATTTTGCGTTAAAATATGTATTAAAATGGTTCGTTTTTTATAGTGTCGCGTAAAATTTGTTAACTGCAACACCTAAAATATTAACAATATTTAGATTGTCGCGTAATTTATGTTAACTGCAACAAAACAAAATAACACCACACTTCACAGCGCAGTGTTAATAAAAAATAAATAAACTAATCAATGAATGAACTTAAAAACCAAAAAACTTAAATTTGCAATAAACTAAATGAACTAAATATGAATTACAACGAAAATTACTACAAAGAAAAAGCAAAATTGTTCAAAACAATTCGAATTGTACTCATCTGTATAGCATTAATACCTATCATAATGATAATAATGATATTCGGAATGATGGCAATACAAACAATACTTGATTAACGACTTTGCAGATAACCGTCTAATGCATCGGCAATAGCATCATCAGAATAGTGTTTTAAACGCTCGACAAGTTCCTCATTACTATTATAATTAAAGCCAAGAGACGTTGCAATCTTGCTCCAAATCAAATCACCCTTTTGCATTACGAATTGTTGAAGATTTTGAGGACGTTGTTTCTGCATAATAGAAGCCAATCGTTCAGCACCGCCAAAGAAATACTCAAACTCAGATAACTTAGTTTTCTGCGCCTCAGTCAATGTTTGTTGGCCAAGCAATTGAGCATAACGTTGTTGTGTTTGAACATTCTGGTTATTTAATCTTGTAGCAGACCTATTTAGGTCAAATTGACTACCTAACACACGTGTTTCAGCGTTAATCTTTTGATATTCGGAGCGAAGATTAACTAATTGTTGCTGCAATATCTGCAATTGTTCGGGCATGAGATACCCAAGATTATACTTCTTAGTAAGATACTCGATATTGAGATTTTTCTCAGTAACCTTGCCATTAATAATATCTTGAGTAAGCTTATCAATCGTTTTAAACAACTGAACATTCTCACCACGTGCTCGTTGTTCGGCCAATGTGACAGGACGACCAGTAGCCTCATCAGTCAGAGGTACACCATTGGAATCGTATGCTTGCAGTTGAGACATAGCATTTTGAATTTCAGTAGCAAAAGCAGAAGCAGCATCAACACGAGCAGCTTGCTTACTTTGTTCAAGCCGATTGAGCGTTTCCTGCGCTTGCGCACCAGCTTTAGCACCAGTAGCAGCATTAGTGATTTTATCAGCGGCTTTTTGGTTACCAAAATCATAATCAGCTTTCTCGTAAGCTAAACCTTGAGCCAAGTAATTACCTACTTGGCCGAATGCATCACCTAAACCATCTAATAGATTTTGACTAGTGTTAGCAGATGGAGCGGCTACGGAATTACCTAAGTTAGTACTATTGGCTATACTAGCACTACTTGCAGCAGCTTGGCCATTATACAAATAAGGGTTATAACCGGCATCCTCAATACGCTCACGAACAGCACTCTCGTTACTCCATGCTCTATTCTCTGCATTAACCTTATCCTGATAGGCCATTTGTTGAGCATTCACCTTATCTTGTTGTTCAACTTGCTTTTGCCACATTTCACGCTGAAATGCTTGGTCACGCTTTTGTTGAGAATTACCGCCAAACAATTTCATTGCGCCACCTACTACAGCAGCACCGGCACCAATAAGGGCAGGAATAATATGTTTTTGACATTGACAATTATTTAAATTTTCAATAGTCCAATATCTAATTTTAATCATAAGCCATAAAAATAAGGCTGCCCGCCTAATGGCAGGCAGCACAAGGGTTAGACTTCACTGGAATCACTCTTTTCAGATTTTTTCTTAGCAAATGTTTCAGGCAATTGCTTGAGAAAAGGGAGAAGCAACTCGATAATAAACAAAATTTTCTTAAAGATTTTCATAACTAAATTACTTTAAATTAATAATAATATTGAACTAAAAAAAAACTATTCTGTAGGAGAAACATCAGAAGCAGATTCAACAGGTTGAGCCTGATTAACACCTTCCATAAATTCCTGATACTTCATACCAACAAAATCCCAATCAGTAAGAGTATTATGATACCTGGAGGGCAAGAGGGCTGCCAAATCCTCATCAGAAACATCATTACGAGAATTAGCAGGAATTTCCTGTAACATACTCATAATACGCTCTTTTTCTGCCAATGTAACAGAACCTGATAACAACTTAGTTACAGGGTTTTCACGATTACCAGTGACAGAATCAACAGGCGCGACCACATCAATAATTTCCCTAATCTCATGGTTAAGGCAGGGGTTAGAGGGCTTAGCAGGAATAGCCAGTAACTTATCACGCTGGTCGTCAGTCATATAAGAAAAAACAACTTCAATTCTATCCATAACAATTAAATACTAGGTAAACCATCAACAGACATATCACTTATCTTAGTAATTCCAAAATAACAGCCACCAAACAATTGGTCAGTCAACTGACTACCATTGTAAGACACTGCAAAGACAGAATCACACCATTTAGGACTGATTTTCAACAAATCAATACCAAGAGTCTTGTTAGCCGTAAAATCGTCAGACAAAGACCGATTACGGGCAATAGTCCAAAAAGACAATGGTGCAAAGGCACCAAATTGACCGTGGTTAACATCCATAGCTGTTTTGTATTCAGAATACCGCAGTTGCCAACCAAGGGGGTAATCAGTGGAAGGAACAGCCTTTGGTGTAGTATCACTAGGAGTCGGAATCATATCGGTAACATTATGGAGCAAAAGAGGCTGCATACCTAAATTTTCAAACTCAGGTATAAAATAATCACCGCGAGTTACTTTTTCAACAAAGGGGTCAACACGAGTACTATCATATTGCATGGCAGGCACAGCAGAGTAGATACACATCAAAACACCATGTTCCTTTGCATCAAATGAAATGTGACCAGAACCTTCAGCTATAGATTTGCCGACAACCTTGCCAAGATAACCGGCATCAGAAGTAGTACCAGAAGTGCCAGATGTCTGGGTAACATCACCTACATTAAAATTGCTGTCAAAGCCACCAATATAGAATACTTGACCATCACGACCTTCAGACACTTTTACACCAAAATGCGCCTCAACTTGTTCGGCATAAGTCTTACCGGCACGCATAGAAATGGACAACATCTTATCCAATGCAAATGCAGAGCGAATAGAAGACACATCAATACGCCCATCATTATTTGTCCTCTTATAGAATACACTCTTATTATCAAGGGTACCAAATGAGGAATTATTACCAGAGATACTGAGAGCATTACCTAAATTGGAGGGCATGGAAATGAGAGGAGAAGGGCGCAGATTAGTCAAATAGTCAGAGGGAGCATTACGATAACGAAGTTTCAAAAATCTATCAAAAAAAGATTTACCAGTGAAAAAGCCGCTAACATCATCAAAATTAAATGAAGCTACATCATAAGGCTCAAAAATGTTGTTACGATAGAAATCGGAATATATTTTCTGATAGGCGGCTGCACGAAATGGAGTAACAGAGCCGTTGAAGATATAATCAAACTTCTTAGTTTTACCCAAGTCAACAGGATAACCATAGCCAAAAAGGTCAAGCAATCTAATGGCATTATCTTTCGAAGAGAATCCAAAAATATCTTTGGCAGTCTGGTCAGTATCAGGCAGCTTAAGAATATGTTCAAACAATTTTGAACGCTCTACACGAGGAACAGAAAGGTCAGAAGAATATTTACCGATAAATATAGAAGACTTGACATCATTCGTATTTACAAGGAACTGGTCAAACAAATGCCACATTTGAGAATAAGGCACAAAAAAGAACTCATAAACACCGCGAAGTGACATGAATGCAGCACTATTCATTGGGAGAGTACGCATAAAATCACGCGCATTTATCTCAACATGGTCATGCGGAATCAAATCCAAAGACAACACAGGCAGCAAGGCACCAACAGGGGCGGTAAACATGTGCCGTTGGGATAAATCAAACGCATTTCGCGGTCGATTAGCCTTACTAGGCCGAATATCCAATTTTTTAACACTCATAAGACAAAAATTTAATAACTAAAAATGTAAAGAATAAAACAAATAAATGCAAGCATTAAAGCAAGAACTAATATAACAAACAAATCATCACTTTTCATATTAATCAATTTTGCGACTACCAAATAAAACACTATTATTCAACTTCTTAGACTTATTACGTTTAGCCAAGCGTTGAAGTTGCTGATTAACATACACTTCAAAAAATGGAGTAGAACAAATGGAATTAAAAACTACTTTATAATAGTCCAATTTACCATAAGTATAAAAATCACCAAATTCGCACAACTCATCGAGGAATACACGAACATAGGGGTTAGTCATATCAATAGGACTATCACCAAACATAGGCATATTTTCAGACAATAGCGGATAAGCATCTATCATAGCAGGCTGAAAACCAACCTCATCAACCAAATCATTAAACAAAGTATAGAATTGTATCAATTGGTCAGACTTACGCAGAACATCAAACTTATCTAACATCATCACATAAGCGTGAATATCATCTACATAGGGATAAAATCGAGTAAAATTAACCAAACGAACAACTCGCCAAGCATGCCGAGAACAATACCAATTTTGGTCAGTATCCATATCAAGAATATTATACTCAAACTCATGATAACGCTTAAGCCAATTCCTATATTTCATATTCGGAAACTTTCGCAGGTAATCCGTTTCCGAAATTTCATATACAGAATTGTGCGCAGAACTATTTGAATAATAGATAATAGACAATTCTAAGTCTTGTTGCCATTCAGCTCGATGTCTAGAATAGAATGAATACAATTGTAATTTAAAGTCAAAAGATAAGTCACTATATCCTTTACATTTGCGGAATAAGGAATTGCACAAATCTGAGTTAAGCGGAATATCAAAGTGTTCGAATTGTTGAGATTGTCGGTTATAGACTTCTCGACCAACGCGGTAAGTTCCTCGATAGACATTTTCGAATATTTCCTCTCGGTCAACTTTGTAACAACCAATAACTGGGCTTTTAGACTGAATATGAAACGGGCGCGAAGACTTATACTCCAAAACTTGAGGTAAACCAAGATTGCCACTAACATACTCCGCAACATAATAGGCTGTGTTCGCATCACACAATTTGATGTAATCTTTGGTAAGGTGTATATTCGCATACGGCCGAAAGTGAAAAGAATTGCGCTGTCCTCTAACACGTTCGAATTGACCCCACGAACGTACGACAATATCCTTAATCTCTCTGAGAATAACCTCATTATCGAAGAATAAGACACCATGATAATGCGGACGATAGGTCTGCGGTCCATATTCGGATGCAATGAAATAACGAATTTTTTTGTCATCATCAATTATATTTAGTTTATCTATCCAAAAGCGAACACGCTTAATAAAATTCTGAATATCCTTCTTACAACAAGTAGCAAACATATCACCATCACAATCACCTTGAATAACAGGAAGATATGTTTCATAATCAATATTCCATTTACCTTTAACCTTATCAAAGTAATTTAAAGGACAAGAATTAAACATGTATTCAACACGACCAATAGGACGTATTTGAGGGCAATCGTTAGAATCCAAGAATCTTTCCCAACGTGGAATAAACTGATTATCGTAAGTCAAAGTAAACATCATTGAATACTTATGCTTATTTATTTCCTCACGAACACGATTAGATTGTTTTGAAGCGGCAGCATTAAGACACGCAGCACACTTACCACAAGGGACAAACATATCCTCGTGTGTCCAGCGGTTAAATGTACGAATAGGAGCAATACAACCGCCAAATACTTTATAAGCACTAGAATCCATCATAATATACGATATACAATCCTACATTTATGGTCAATAGTACTAGAGTCAGCAAACTCAAGGACTTCAAAATCAATAAGAGTTTTGAGAGAGCCAAATAATTTGTCAAGTTCAGAGGTATATCTGTCATCATAATACAAGATAAAGCCTACTGAAGTAGGATGCAAATGAATTAACTCAAAATCACTTCCAAGAAGTGTCCTAAGAAACAGGCGGTAAGAATAATACTGAAATGTTCTCATCTTTAAGTTATTTTTTAATTCAACGGCAAAGATAGAAAAAATAAACATAATGCCAATTATGAAAATGAAATTTATCGAATATATTTAACAAATATTACTACACCCACCCACCTTTTTAACAAAAATATGAAATTCCCAAAAACACACATACAATAAAACTTCAATAGAAGAATATAAGTTAAAGAGAATTAGATAAATACACATGTTAAGATACTGGGGGACGGGGCTCCGCCCCATCCCCCAGACCCCCACCCCTGTACTAGACAAACAGAATTACTCACGCGCACGCACGTATAGAGGTCACGCGCGCACGATTAG